GGGGCTGCGCTCAGCAATCAAGTGGATGGCTACGTTGCTTTCAATGATCGCGTGTTTGATGTCTTGAGCAATGACCGCTCGGTCTTGGATCAATACAGGGTTTCTTCCTGCATCGAGTACCACGTCACCGTTTTCAATTAAGATGTCTTGATACACGTACTCAACCATTAGCCTGCCGCCATTTCTAATTCACTGGCCATGTCTTGTGGGCTGCTCATGTAAGTGGGGTAAATCGCCACACCGCCGTAATTGGTTGAACTCGTTTGATAGTGGGCAATGCTCTTGGCCGCACCACCTGGCTGGACTTGAGTGTGAGGCACTGCGCTTTGCACAGACTTGGATTTCACCGGCGTGGTGTCCTCCTCATCTCCCAAACCAGGCAACCAATCAACCAGTCCTTTTAGGCTTTCCCAAATGCCCGCTAATTTATCGGTAAACCAACTGAACACACTGCCAAAAATATTGCGCATCGCGTCGGCCATTTGGCCAATAAAGGCAAACCCGCTGGTATCGGTAAAGCCACTCATTACCCATTGCCATCCCGCCGATAGGAAGTTGAAAAGGGTTTGAAATGGCAGGGTGATAAGAGTGATCGCCCCTTCTAATACTTGGAACCACGTCGTGTCATGCAATGAAGAGAGCAATGTTTGCCAGCCCAACGCTAAATCAGCAAAGCCTTGCTTTAAGCGCCCGACCATTTGCTCAATAAAGGCAAAACCGCTGGTATCGGTAAAACCACTCATCACCCACTGCCAACCGGCAACTAGGAAATTGAATAGGGTTTGAAATGGCAATGCCACTCGTTCGACTGCACTAGATATTGCGGTAAACCACCATGTATCAGCCATTTCCACGGTAAACATGTGCCAACCCAACACTAGGCTTTCAAATCCGACTTTCAACCCCGACACCATTTGCCCAATGAAGGCAAAGCCACTGGTATCGGTAAAGCCACTCATCACCCATTGCCAGCCTGCTTTGATGAACTCAAACATGGCTCTAAATGGCAGGGTGATTAACGTGATTGCCCCTTCGAGTACCTGGAACCATGTTGTGTCACCAAATGAAGCCTTTAGATCATCCCAGTAGTAAATCAATGCCCCTACTGCGGCGATAGCTGCAACCACTGCACCAACGATCAAAATGATTGGGTTAGCCGCTATCGCAATGTTGGCTGCTAACACGGCCACACGTAGCGCTGCCATACCCTTGGTTAATAAGAAACTCACTCCCGTGAACATCTTCATGGTGAGCATGTAAATTGCCATTGCTTGCTTACCCACACCCATCATCAAGGTAAATGCACCGCCTGCTGCCGCAGCACCTAAAATCGCCATGGCTGCAAAGCCAATGTATTTAGACAGGTTGGGGAACATCTGCGTCCATTGAACAATGGCGTTCGCGCCTTCGGCCATGCCGCCCACCACAGGCAAGATGGCAGGAAGAAGCACAGAGCCAAAAGCTGCACTGATGGCAAACACGCCTTGCTCTAACCGCTCCCATTGGTCGGTCATGGCGCCCGCCATTTGCTCAGCCACATCAAGCCCTTTGACTTTGCCGAGCTCGTTTATCGACGTGGCGAGCCCATCGGTGTTTTGCATCAATAATTGGATCATCGCCGACGCTTCTTGCGTGCCAAACGCTTTGCTCAGCTCTGCGGCTTCGGCAACCGAGATGGTTTCCCCGTAGCGTCCCTTGATTTGGTTCAAGATATCGACCATCGGCAGCATTTGACCTTGGGCATTGGTGAACTGCATGTTCAAGGCGGCTTGCGCTTTGGCCGCGCCGGCTAAGAACGCGCGGTATTTGGTCCCCGCTTCACTGCCGCTCATGGTGGACTGCAACGTACCTAAAATCGCCATCTGTTCGGTCATCCCAACCCCCACCGAGGTGGCGGCGGCGCCTATCGAGGTGAACGCCGATGACATACCATCGCCCGTGGTTTTGAACATCTGCACCGCTTTGGCCGTTTGCCCACCCAGTATATTGACCCAATCCGCCTTCCCCATTTCGTTGGCGGAATGTTGGAAAATGCCGTACATGGTGCCGACATAGTTGGTGATGGTTGCTGTGTCCGCTTTCGTTGCAGCGCCCAGTACCCCGGACGCGCGAGTGAACTGTGAGAGTTCATTGCCCCCTAACCCCGAAATGGCCGACTGAATATCATAAGAGGCGGCCACAAAATCGGCGGCCGACTTGCCATAGTCCACCGCAAACTCCAGGGCCGTATCGCTGAGCTGCTTAAGCTGCTCATCCGCTACCCCCAGAGATTTCACCTCACCTAACGCCCTGTCCATTTCAATGGCGGGCATTAAGGCTTGTTGCAGGGCAAAGCCCGCGCCCACCATGCCAGCGGCGCCCGACACCATGGTTTGCGTCCCTTGCTTGTAGGTGTTCGTGACATCGGAGAGTTGGCGCTGAATGTGGCCCAGAGGTTTTGAGATCTGGTCAATCAATCCAACTTGAAATCTAAGGGCTTCTGGTAACATTCACTTCTCTCTACTGACCTAATCGCTAACCACTAAAGGCTTTGGCTACCCCGCTGGCGGTGACGGCTTGCATGTTTTCCCAATGATTCTTCTCTAGCCAAATCGCATAAGCCAGGTTCTGCTCGGTATCGGGCTCATTGGGGAGCCACTTGCGCCGCCACGCGTACATTTTTTGCCTGTCGCTGCTCTCAATGACAGCGACAAGCCCATCTATTTTTTTACCGAGATGGAAAGCTTTGGTGCGTACTCTTTCAGTACTGCACCGTAAATCTGCGTTGCTGCACCTGGGTTCTGCTGAGTAAGTGCACGCAGAGCATCTTTTGAGCCTTCACTCACACAGCTCATCAAAAAGTTGTGAGCCGCGCTACTGGCATCACCTTGCAAGATGGTATTTTGAGCTTCGTCGTACTCGGCTGGCGTTGGGTTGAATTCAAGATCTGCCGTACCAACAGTTAAAACAATGGGTTTTGTCATGCTGCTTCTCGCTCTGTTTTATCTAACTTTGCATCTAGACGGTCGAACCGTCCGTTAATTGATTCTTTCAAATCATCTACGGCTTCCCGCAGTTCGTGTTTGGTGGCGTACTTTTCTGCTACATCACCGCGTTGTCGCTCTATAGCCAGCTCACAATCATGGATACGGCGGTCATGGTCTCGGGCTGTGGTTTGCCCTTTATCCGTTCTGCCAAATACCAGATTGATAATGGTGATGACCAACGCAATAACCGCCACTCCCACCGATAACCATGATGAGTCCATCGCTATTCCTTCTGTGGGATTTCCTTCAAGCGTTTGCCTTGAAGAGAGGCAATCACATCGTCCACGGTCTCTTGAATCACGTCGTTGGTACTCAAGTCACGAAGCGCTTCAAGCCCCCAAATAATGGTGCGAGACGCGAATCGCTCAAGCACCACTTTCCAAGTGATTTGAAGAAACAGCCCTTTCAAGATTTCGAATAACGTTTTGCCGATGATCCCCGTTAAAAAGCTCATGATTGCTCTCCCATCATGGATAAATAAGCGTTGAGGTAATCCGCCTCTGTGGCTTTACCTGCGGACGTGTTCCAGTACCGTTTGGCGTAACGCGCTAACCCTTCTAGGTCATCCGCCTCTGGCAAGGCTTCTGGGAATCGGATCAGGTTCAAACGCGCCGTGGCCACCGCGAACTGAGGGGAAATCACCATATAGTCCGCATCCTTTTTTTCGACGGAATCGGCGGTCAGCGGCGCAAACATCGAAAGCGCGTCCAACAAGTGAGGCCGTGTTTTTCCTAGCCATTCAATCAACCAGGCAAAGGTGGCTGGCTCCATTTGAGTGAACCCTAATGCGGGACCACGCACCTGCTTGGCGTACGTCAACGCACCGGATTCATGGGCGACAATCATCAAAATTAGACGGATGGCGGCTGGCGTGTTCAGCTTGCCGTGTCCACCGGTGACCATATCTAAATGGTCGAGCACCGGCTTAATCACATGCTCTACAAAGAGCGTTCCTAGTTTCATCGTTTCATCTTCTCCAAATCGCTTTGACAGTGAGTGCAGTACTGACATCCCACGATGTGTTGGCGGCGAGCTTCAGGGATGGGGTCGCCGCACTCGCCACATTCCTGCGCGCTCTCCCGGTGGTTTTCTGGCTTAGCCCTTGCCAATTGGTTGGCCAATGCCACTTCTGTGAGTTGGGCTTCAATTTCACAGGCATGGTCGATAACATCTGGCATCCTGCCTCCTTATTACTGAACCAGGTCTGCGGTTTCATCGGGGCGCAGGTATGGCACGCCGTTGATTTTCACAAAGTCTGGGCTGGTCACTTCGAACGGCAGCTTATGCACAAGCGCACTGCCTCCGTTGGTGTCGGCGTCAAGTAAATCCGAGATCTTAATACGACAGCCAAAGGCTTCGATTTTCAGTTCGTCTTTATCAATCTTGCCGTAGAACAGGGCATCAAAGTCCGGCATACCACGCCAAGAGCCGGCGCCTCTCGCGGCCTTGCTCAACTGATTAAATTGCTGCGTGGTGAGCTCCATCTCGCCGCTGGCTTCGACATCACCATCGACGTAACCATCCGGCACCCCTGAAGTTTTATTGACGGCGGAATTGTCGGTAATCGAGAGGCTGACCTTTTGCGCTTTGAGCTTGTAGTCGCCCATTGAAAAATGCATGTTCTTACCCGAGATTCGCATGCTCATGGATTAGGCCTCCGTGTCGGCTGGGTTAGAGAGATCGAGACCAATATTGACCACGATGTATTTTGGGCAGTCGTGTGGGCGCACCATCAAACCAATGTTGACTTTGGTTTTGCTCATCCACTGAATCGACACGTCTTCTTCACGCGGTGCCATGATTTCTCCAGGGAACGGGATCCCCCCAATCTCGGTGGTCTTCGACATGTCACGCATGTCTTTGCTGAAGTAAGTGCGATTGAGCTCGATACTCGGTGGCGTCGAATTGAGGATGCGATCGGCAATGCGACGAATCGCTTTAATACGCACGCGGCGGTTTAACTTGTGAACGGGGCGAACGTACTCTAAGAATTGATAATCTCCGCCTTTGGTTTCCAGTGTCGTGGCGTCAGTCCAGTACACCCCTTCCATATCGGCGTACCATTGCGGCAAGGAGTAACGCGCATTGGCCAAGGCCGAAATGGTGCTCATTTCCAGTGGTTTGCCGGCGCTGTCGATAGGCATCTCGCCAAGGCCTAACACGCTGCCCGTGGCCACTCGCATTGGGCTATCAGCGACGGTGACCGCGCGATCACATAAGCGACCACCCAACACACCGATGTTATTGCCATTGAGCATCGGAACCGGTGTCACGAGGTTGGCGGAAACACCATTGATCAATGCTAATAGACTGGTTTCGTATTTGGCCCAGGTTTGCTTACTCTTATCGATGCCAGGACACGCCGCCAAAAAGAACACCCAACGGCCCAACTTGCTGGTGAGCTCAGTTGCTTTGCTTTGCATCGCTTGGAAGTCCGCTTTGCTGCTTACCACATCGACAACGCACACGCCTTCGAACGAATCGGTTCGATTGGCAATATCGACGGCTTCCTGCCAAGTTTTACCTTCAGCGAGACCAAAAATGGCGCCCGTCCAATTCTGTTTTCCATTGAGCTGCGCGGCTTTCATGTTAGCGCCCAGCAAGTCATCCGCGACGACATCATCAAGGTTGGTCATGTTGTTGATGCGGGTGACTTTGCCTTGCAGCGCTGCTTTATCGGTGCGCCCGATATACAGCAGGTGGCGTTCAATCTCTGGGATCCCGCCTTGCCCTAAATTGAGGTTGTTGACCTCGACCTTTCCGGTTGCCATTGATTGTTTCCTCGCTTATTTTCTCGTCTTGGCCTGCTCAAAGATTTTTATGAGTTGGCGGGTTACTTCGCGTTCTTTACTGCCTAATATCTGACGCTCGACTAAAGGGATATCCCAAGCCGACACACTCGGCTGATTGCTCAGCTCTCGGATAATTTGTCCTGCTTGCCCGTGGGTTACGGTGGCCATCAATAACTTGAGCGAGGGTTTCTTCCTTCCCTTGCCACTCTTACGCGCGACCGTGTAACCCAGCTCCCTCAGTTTTCGCGCTTGCCCTTTACTGCAAGGCGCACTGTAGTTGGGTGTTCCCCACCGCTTTTGCATTTGGCGCTTGGTCATTTTTTGCTTTTGACCAAGGTGATGCCTGGCGGCAATTCTTGCGGTGAGCTTATTGCCCCAAGTTAAGTCGAGCGTGTCGGCGTTTCGTACATAAGGCGTTAATCCCTTGGCCATACGTCGCATGACTTTTCCGCGCTTATTCCGTTTCTTCGGTGCTAAGGCTTGGCCGTGAATGTCTTTCTGTTGCTGAATGCGTTTACGTGTATTGCCCTTTTCCCATCGGCCAAGCGTTTTTAAGATCCAAATACGCTTTCTTGGGGGAAGCGCTAACATGGCCAACTTTTCTTGCAGGTTGAGCACATCCCTTTTATTCGTACTAATCGTTGGTTTCATTCACCAACTCCGCTTCTTCGGCGGTGTAAATCTCCACGGCTTGAACTCGATATCTCATGCCACGCCAGGTGATCATGCCAGCTTCATCTCGGACCAACTCAATGGGCTCCATCAACTCCAGTTCAATACTCACATCGGCCGCTTCACTGCTGATCACATCGACCGAAAGCGTGGGGTCTTCGAGCTCTTGCTCGTTGCGATCTTCTTCATGGTCGCTCAACCAACAGGCAATCAGAGCCAGTAAACAGCGTGGGTCCAGTAATTGGTGAGGAAATTCCTCAACTGAAATCACCGCGTTGTATTTCCAGTAACAGGCGATGTACCCGCCGTTCCCACGGTCTTCACCGCTTGGTACTATCGAGCCGTTTTCTTGCCACGCGTCCATTTTGTTCTCAAGCACGTTGCTGTTGAGGTGGCTGACGATGTAAGCCGTTAAGTGCTCAAGCTTGGTTTGGTTGTAAACTGCGCTGCTCATATCACGCCAATCCCATTCGCACTGCGGCCAAGCAGTTGAGAGACATCCTTGTTACTTTGTGCGAGAAAACGTGCCGCCTGTTGCGGTTCATCTAATGCCGCGTTGTCCCCTTCTTTGCGCCTATCTTGCGTGGCGAACTCGGGCAACAATTCCGAGTGCGCTCGGCCGTACACCGCACGTTTGTACAAGGCGGTTTTGGCGACGTTCAGTGATGGCGGCTCTCCCTCGACCAACAGGCTCACTAACTTCTCTTGAATATTGTTGGCCGCTATCGTGATGGCCACCGCCATAGAGTCGTTATCAAACGTATGCGGAATGCGGCGCAGTTGACGAAACTCATCGTTCGTTAAATCGGGCCAGCCTTCACCGGGTATCGTGGTGTTTTCTGCACTGTTTACTTTCCCGCCAAAACTCATCACGCCCCCTCGTTTTTCAACGTAAATAATTAGGTGCGCCTCTGGCCACTGAGTCGACGGAATAAGCAGGGTGATTAATCACTTGCTCTTCCTCGTCAGTCGAGGCGCGGTGGCATAGGAGCCTATTCTGTTAGAGGTTATCGCCACTCTCTAACGCTCGGATACGTTGGTCGATGTTATCGATCATGGTGCTTACCCCAATCGCGCTGTATTGCTCATGCGCGTTTTGAAGATGAGTTCGCGCTGTCTGTAGCGTGTCAATATCCCCCACCGATGCGGCGTGGGGTTTACCTTGCTCATTTCGAAGCAAGTGTAAGCCGGCGAACTTCAACCATTTCGCCGTCGGCTTCTCGTTGATACGCCACACTTGGGTGACCTTCTCGAAGACTAGGGAGAAATAAGGTTCGACGGACTGGCACTTGTCTGCCATACGCTCTGACCAGGCCAAAACTTCATCGGCGCAGAAGGTCGCAAAATCACGCTTGAATCGCTCGGGCGTGTCGAGCCCGCGTTCAATGGCGATGTCACACCACTTGATAGCGGTATCAAGGTCTTCGATATCAAAGAGCCAAATCACCATTTGCGTAAACAGCGGGTTATCGAACTGCTCGTCACCGGCGAGGTAAGCTTCAATCGCATCGCGATATTTAGGGACCAACACTTCGCGTTTGTGATTCACCTTTTCGTCTTTACGATTGAAGGTTTTGAGTACCTTCAAATCACTGTCGAGTTCGTCGAGCAGCAAGTGCAAACTGTTTGGGTGAGCAACACACTGCGTTTCAGCTGTCGATTGCTTTTGTTGTTGTGCTAAGGCTTCTTGGCGCAACTTCGCTAATGGGCTGGCCATACATTACCCCTTCGCAGCTTCAACAACGGTCACGTCTTCAATCGCGGCAAACTTGTGGTAGTTGCCGACGGCATAACCTTCCATACGTAGGTATGACGTTTCAAAACGCTTACGGTCTTCTTCATTGCGAGACTTACGCCACTGCGTCCCTTTTTGAGTCAGGATTTGCAGGTTGGTTAAGTTCGTTACCCAAATCATATTGGGTGGGAAAAATGGTGGGGTGTAGACGGTTTTGCCTGCTACCGTCTTCGCCAAACTTTGCGCGGCTTTATGCTCCGTCGGTACTTCCGCCGATTCCAACAAGCGATGCTGCTCTGCAGCGACTAAGTTGCGACCAATCAGCACAACTAAATCTGGATCGTCTTGATGTACTTCGTGAATCGTGGTGTTGATTAAATCGTTCACGAGCGAGTCGAGGTTTTTATACGCGCCGTCTGTATTGCCCGTAGAATCAAGCTTCGCATCAGACAGAACTTGAGCCGGCGCCTTTTCTTTTGCAAGCTGTAGCCAACCTTTATTAACGTCTTCACCCATTGGGTTCGCTTTCGGGTCGGTGTTTTCACCCGCAATCGAGGTTCCGTGGAAACCAATACGCAGCTTATCGAGCGCAAAATTACGTGTGATGGCGTTATTCATCAGCTTCATCCACTGACCTTTACCGCCTGAATTCGCCCAGATGGTCATGGTGATCCAATTGATGTGAGCGCCTGAGTCGGTCTCGGTTAACTCATAGGTGTTACCACTTTGGTCAAGAGCGCCCATGAAACGACCGTCTTTGACGCGTCCTGTCAGTAGACCCGCGTCACCCACATCAATCACTTGACCTTTGATCTGGTCAACCGAGATATTGGAGATACGATTTAAAAAAGCGTCCGATTCGACAATGGCTTGGCGAAGCTTGGTTTCCATCACTGGGGTAATGTTGAACTGCTTTGAGGCATCCGCGACACCGCCGGCTTTAGCCACGGCTTGACAATATTCATCTAAAAATTGAGTCGATACGGCATTAAGCATTTACACCACCTCCACAATTGATTCGCCGCCATTACCTTCTTCACCAGGCTTTTGCCCTGGGACTTCTTGCTTAAGCTCGGCGAACTGGGTTTCTAGGCTCTTTACTTGCTCGGTGACGGGCGCGAGCTGCTTCTCCAATACACTGGAAAACTGCTCTAAAGAGAACGTTTGAACTTCGCCTTCAGGGACAGCTTCAGGTTCATTAGGCGTTTGCGTTTGCAGGTTAAACTCTTGCTTGAGTTCATCCTTTAGCTCACCTTTCATGATGCCGAACTGCTCTTTCAGGGCAGCGTTGAGTTGTTCTTCGGTCACTTCTTCTTCCTCTGGTTCAGGATCCGGTTGTGGCTCTGGCTGTTCGTCACCAGAATTGAAAAAGGCATTACACAGAGCAAAAAAGCGATCGGTTTTGGAATAGCACTCATCCAAGTTGATGGCTTCCAGTTGGCTACAACTGAGCTCTGTGGTGTGGCCTTCTTGTCGTGAAAACTGAAGTAATGACACACCAGATGATGCCGGGGAATCGGTCACGGCTAACCCCATTAGGTAGCACTTTCCTTGCCCTTTATAATCTGGATTGGGTTCAATGGAGGTAAACAGCTTCTGCCCAAGCTTATTGGCTTCAAGTAAGTATTGGTTAGGTTCAAGCTTGGCAAACAAGCGCATTTTGCCATCCACTTCTTCAGCTTTAACTTCAAGCACTCTGCCCCAGTTACTGCCGTAACCGGCAAAGCGTTTATGCTCTGGCCAAATCAACGCGGTGTATTCACTCAGGGCATAGTTCTCGGCAATCTGCGTGAGCCATTCGCGGGTGATCTTACGACCATCTACCGTTGGCCCTTCGGTTGCTACAATTTTCCAATCGCTGATTTTTGCCATTTGAGTGTGTACCTATTGTTCATTGGTCAGTTCATGTTTTGAGTTTTCACAATACGCCTTTGAATCGGCCGTTTCAGCCACTTCAATTCCGACCAATTCGGATATGAGCACTATCCGAAATTATCCGAACTTTGCTATGCAATTTAAGGCGTGAACAGGGCTTATTATTGGCTCATGGCATATACTCCTGAAACACGACATGCAGCCAGAGCCCTGTATTTAAAGGCTTGGACACCCAAAGAAATCGCTTCCGAGTTAGGTTTGAACAGCACACGAATTATTTATCACTGGGCTGACAAACACGGATGGCGTGACATGCTGCGCGAGCAAACGATTGATGAGTCGATCGCGCGCAGAATTGAAACCCTGCTTGAGTTGGAAAATCCCACCAAAGGCCAACTCGATATGCTTGATAGACTCATCAAGCACCATGTACAGCTAAAAAAATTCCACGCTCAAGCCCAATCTACCCAAGAGAAAAAAGCTCAAACAGAAAAGGAAGCAGCAACTAACACTCATCGAAATAACTCGCGTTCCAAAAAGTCTGACGACAAGTCAAACAAGAAAAAAAGTAAAAAGAAGAACCACATTGATGAGCTGACCAAAGAAAACTTTGCAACCTGGCATGAATCACTCTTTGAATATCAGCATACGATGCGTAACAACCTGCATCAGCGTACACGTAACATTCTGAAATCACGTCAGATTGGCGCGACCTACTATTTCAGTGGTGAGGCGCTAGAGGACGCGATTTTGACGGGTGACAACCAGATATTTTTGTCAGCATCTCGCGCCCAGGCAGAAGTATTTAGAAGTTACATCATTGCGATTGCTCAAGCGTTCTTAGGCATCGAATTGACCGGCAACCCGATCATTCTCTCTAATGGCGCAGAGCTACGCTTTCTTTCGACCAACTCCAAAACCGCGCAAAGTTATCATGGCCACGTTTATGTGGATGAGTACTTTTGGATCCCTAAATTCGATGAGCTCAACAAACTCGCGTCCGCCATGGCGACCCACAAGAACTGGCGCAAAACCTACTTCTCCACCCCCTCGGCTAAAACGCACCAGGCTTATACCTTTTGGACAGGTGACCAATGGCGCCAAGGTCGAGATACCCGCGCCAATATTGAATTTCCGACTTTTGACGACTATCGAGACGGTGGACGCCTCTGCCCTGACAAGCAGTGGCGTTACGTAGTTACAATTGAGGATGCCGCAGCAGGCGGTTGTGAGCTATTTGATATTGATGAGCTGCGCGACGAATACAGCAAAGACGATTTCGATAATCTGTTTATGTGTATCTTCGTCGATGGCGCCAGCTCCGTCTTTAAGTTCTCAGCGCTTGAAAAAGCCATGGTGGATATTAGCCGGTGGCAAGACTTCAAGCCCAATGACAACGATCCCTTCGACCGGCGTGAAGTTTGGTTAGGTTACGACCCAAGCCGAACCCAAGACAACGCTTGTTTAGTTGTTGTGGCCCCGCCTATTGTTGCCATTGAAAAGTTCCGAGTCCTGGAAAAGCACTATTGGCGCGGGTTGAACTTTCAGTACCAGGCTCAGCAAGTCTCAAAAGTGTTTGAGCGTTACAACGTGAGCTATTTGGGCATCGATACCACAGGTATTGGCGCGGGTGTGTATGACTTACTCAGCAAAAAGCACCCACGAGAAACCGTGGCCATTCAATACAGCAACGAGAGTAAAAACCGATTGGTGATGAAGATGATTGATGTGGTCGAAGCCAACCGCATTCAGTTTGATGCTGAGCACAAGGACATTGCTATGGCCTTCATGGCCATTAAACGGGCAACTACCAACAGTGGCAACAGCATGACCTTCAAAGCGGAGCGCAGCGAATTAACAGGCCACGCCGACGCATTCTGGGCGATTTCTCATGCCTGCATTAACGAGCCGCTCGATCACTCAGAAAAACGCAAATCAACTTGGCAGATGTAACTCTATGACTGAACAGAAAACAGAAACAATCACAAATGATGAAAGCTTGATGTTTAGCTTTGGTGAGCCTGAGATCATGAATCGTGATTTTACCAACTACGATTACAGCGAGCTCTTTTACAACGACGATGGCGACTATTGGGAGCCACCGCTTGATAGAGCGGGCTTAAACAAACTCACGCGAGCCAACGCCTATCATGGCTCTATCTTAATGGCTCGCCGTAATATGATTTCAGGCCGTTACATTCAAGGCGGTATGCAGAAACAACAAATGCAATCAGCTGTGCATGACTTCTTGGAGTTCGGTGATACTGCCCTGCTTAAACTGCGTAACTATTTGGGCAAAGTCATAGGCCTTTGGCCAATCCCCACCATGTATTTGCGAAAACGTAAGAACGGTGACTTCGCTTTTCTAGAGCGGGACAACAAACAAAAGCGCTACAAGAAAGAGGACATCATTTTCATCAAGCAATATGACCCTGTTCAGCAGGTTTATGGTGGGCCCGATTACTTAGGGTGTGTTCAATCTGCACTCCTAAGCCAGGACTCGACCACCTTTCGCCGCCGGTACTATAAGAACGGTTTGCACATGGGCTTTATCTTCTACGCGACGGATCCCAACCTGAGCAAAGAAGACGAAGACGACCTAAAAGAAAAGATGGCTTCGAGCCGCGGCGTAGGTAACTTTCGTTCGATGTTTATCAATATTCCGAACGGCAATGAGAGAGGTATACAGCTCATACCCGTTGGCGATATTGCCACAAAAGATGAATACGAAAAGATTAAGAACGTGACTGCGCAAGAGGTGATCACTGGCCACCGCTTCCCCGTTGAGCTCGCTGCCATTATTCCTAATGGTGGGACTCGTGGTGACCCTATTAAATTCGATTACGTCTACTGCAAAAATGAAGTCATTCCAGCTTGCGAGATGTTCATGGATGCCGTTAACGGTGATCCGGAAGTGCCGGAAAGTCTGCATTTAACCTTTAACCTGGACAACGTTGCCACGTAAACACAGTGACATTTTTTGCAATTTTGTTTTTCTCTCCGATTCACGCTCAGCCCTTATCCAGTAAGGGCTGAAGCGACACGAAACTGATCATCAAAAAACACAAATGATCATTCAAAAACTGACCTAAAATACAGAAATCCAAATATTTCAGATACTTAAAAACCCACAACAGATCATCGCAGATCGTCAAAATTTCAATTTATTGCAATTTTTTGCACTCTTCGCAATTTTGTTAGGCGCCCTGTAAGCCATTCTCTGCCCTTCAATTATCCCCCATCCCCCGTTATTCCTAAAGGGCTCGCGGCTTATTAGCTTTCTATTACGGTCGCAGAATTTCGCTGAAATAGAATTGCGAAAAGGTGAGTTCGAAAACGTCGCAGGTGGGGAGGAGGAGTGCGTTTTTGGTGATGTATTTGTACTTTAGCTGACTAGTTAGTAGATATAAGTTGCTGTGTTCGCTTTTTTAAATAACCCCACCATTGTTCCATTCACTTTCAAAAACAACAATTACACAAAAACAAAATATAAATCACAATTTTCATTTTCAGAAAAATAAAACATTTTTGTCAGTTCTATTTTTCATATTAATGTAAACGAGATGTTAAATTAACACGTCATTGATTTTAAAATTTATAGGTATTTTAAAAATGAAACTAACAACAACTTTATTGGCTACCCTTATTTTTGCTTCAACAGGCGCTATTGCTAATACAAAAGGATTAAATGAACAAGATGAATTATTAATTCAACGAGCAGAAAGAATACATCTTCGTAGTTGTGCATTGGCGCAATTTCAAAAACTTTCGAATAATCCAGAGAAGCTAGTAGAACTACAATCAGTATTTCACACTATGAAGGATAATATTGAAGCTTTTGTTATTGAAAATGGTTTTAACATATCAAGCCGTGACAGTAATTCTTCGTTTACCGTAGACGACGCTGCTATCATGTTAGTTGCGAGCTGCATTGCACCAGCAAGAAATTAACTTATTCATACTTTAATTTTGATCTATAAGTTTTCTTTAATAGGAAAAACCATGAAAATTCTAACAGCAATCACCACTTCTATAATTTTATTATCTCCATTTGCTGCCAATGCCTATGATGCAGAGGAACTATTTCAGGAATGTGTAAAAGATAGTTTCTCCAATTTACATAGATTCCTAGACTATAATTATAAAATATGCCAAGATAAAACTGATTGCCCTCTGCTACAACGTGACCTTGGTAATATCCAACGAGTATGGGCACCTGGCGATAGTATATTTAGCGAAATACGACTGGATTATGACGCTTCAACAATAACTCGTTGGGGGGATTCTGTAGGTCTTAACGAAACGAACACCCGTGAATTGATAATTAGAACAGTTAATAAGTGCGGTATTAGTTTCTAATTTTCAGAGAAAAACGGTCAATATAATGTAAAATAATCTACAAATAAAAAGAGTGGCTTATATCCACTCTTTTTATTTATTCGCCAATAATTTTTAAGCTTCAATCTGAATTAAAGAACTTTTCTGACATAAAATCTGGTCAGAATGACCCCATTCTTACCATTTACTAACAGGTTTTTTGCCCTCCACCACGCTAGCAGCGTTTCGCTGAAATAGAATTGCGAAAAAATGAGATCGAAAACGCTTCGGGTGGGGAGGAGGAGTGCGTTTTCCGTGGGCTGGGTATGCTTTCGGTGGGGCTGTAAGACAGGCGTAAAAAAGCCACCATGATCGGTGGCTGTTGGAGGTAGTTGCGCTTCAAGCTTAATACTAGTGTTTCCGTATCCCTTCCTAGCCCAAAGAACATAACGCCAAGCTAACGTGACCGAAACCATGACATACACTTTTACGAAGCAAAAGTGCCACGTGTTCAGGTTCACTGTTGAGAGCCTTGTTATATGTACATTAATCCAAGCTAAACTGAATAATTAACAGCTCAATGTCTGAATCTGAATCGTTTATTAAACCGTGCTCGCCATAAGGCTTATTTTTTATCATATCGCCTTTTTTAATCTTAACCTCTTGGTTATCAATAGTCATTGTTCCAGAGCCTTCGAGAATGATATACATCTCTTCGTTGTTGCCATGTTTATGGTAACCAACCGTAGAATTTGGCGGGATAATTTGTCTGTCGATAAAATCGCAGCTGCTAGCGAAGTCTGACTTACTCCAAATTTCATATAACTCGACAGAGCCAATCCCATCATGGGCAGAGTTCTGAATTTGTTTTTCCGTTTCTAAATAATTACGAATCATCTGTAATTCTCTCTGTGCATATAACGCCCAGTTAAACTGTGAGTGAACGTGTGCCAAAATGGAGCGAAGCGAAATCGGCACGCGTTTGCGAATCAGACTTGAACGATTTGTTATAAATCTAGTAACGCTGAATTAACTCAATCTCTTCACCATCTGGACCACTATAAAACACAACTTTACTAATGTCTTTTTGACTATTCTTGCAACGTACAGTGAAAGGTCCACGTAATATACTTTGATTTTTATTACTCATATGAGAAATTGCGGAGTCAAGACATTCTACAGACAATGCGAAATGAGCAATACATCCTCTACCTTTAGAGTTGTACTGCTCAAACGGAAAAAGCTCTATATACGAGTATTCGCTTACTCTTAACTTAACATTCCCATTGTTACTGCCAAGTGTTCCGTCTACTTTGAAGCCAAATATATTTTCATAAAAATTGGTTGATTCTTCAATTGAAATACAACTGATTGCAATGTGACAAAGCTCGTTAATTTTAAAAAAAAATGCCTCACTGAATTAGATTTATAACGCGCGTTAAGTAGTGAGCAACGCCACCACAAAACCTAATCAGACCACCGTAAACACTGAACCCAACGATGGAATGAAAATGCCAAGCGTTGAGAATCCATCTCAAATGCTTTGTTAAGTTTCTGGGCCCATTTTAGGAAAACTTTTTTCATTCGCTCAGTATATCTTGGACAGCCAACGCTTTACGACCAAAGTACCTATGTCTTTCATAATCTCTACCTGTCCGCTCACCAGTCTGTTCAGGAAATTCAATTTTGGAATAAATCAAGTCCTTCAACTCTGGATAAGTTACAAACAACTCATTTCTAGAGATATACCCCTCAAATAGCCCGAGGGTATAATTGGCTTCATTTTTACCATTCTCCACACTTAAGTGCTTACTGTATTCGCTAATTTTAAATGCCGATTTACCCATTTCTATCATGACTAGCTTCCTAGCATCATCTATTTCTGATTGTGAAAGTGCCTGATCTACTTTAGATAGGCTAATAATATTCTCTATTTCTCTTTCTACAATATTCGCATCGCGCTGTTCATAGTGAATTTTAATCAGTTCACCTATCAATTTACTTATTCTAGGATCTGCATGGACTCCATTAGATATGAAAATTAAGAAGAGAAGATAATAATATTTCATCGATATTTCCTTACATATATAGGCCAAATTTAACGCCTTGTTAAGTGATTGAGTTCGCCAAGCGTTAGGAGTCCCTGTTAAGCAATTTGTAGTACAAAATTCCAACTCTCTATGCAAGCGCTGGCAATAAGAACATCACACCGAAAAATGCAAGGACTTTTGAGATAAGAACCATAATGATCAATTCTCCTACTTCTGCTTCCGTTTCTTTCTTTAAGAAATAGTACAGAGCTACCCAAGACAAAATAAAACCAATATATGGGACTAAACCTGCTAAAGCCGAAAAAGTACAAACTTTGATTATGGAAAAGTAGCTACAATAGGTGCTATTTAGAGGCATCCCTGCATAGATAGAAGAACACTTCATACCTATCCATAGAAATACAGAGCTAAGCGCGACGTTGAGTAAGATAATGACAATAGTTGTCGATAAGTCCATAATTTTTTCCTTTTGTATAACGCCCATTTAAGGGGCTAATAATAGTTGGCTAAAATCTGTGAGGCACGAACAAAGCCAACGGTTATTTGACCGCGTTTACGACGTTATTAAGCATCTATTTGCAAAATGCACCGTCTTCCCACATAGTTAGTACTGGAATACGCTTTTTGGCACTTTTTTCAGGAACCCAACTATTACTTAATAAATCAAACCTCTCAATCGTTGCTACACAGGCATTCTCATTTGAGCGAAAAAACGCCCTATATTCTTGATCAACTTGGGGTATAAAAGAGGTTCTTACAAAACACGATGTTACTGTAGGGAAACCAAAAGATATACCTTGGTGAATCGCAAACTCCTTATCTGCGAGTATTTTGATTGGCTTATTCCCTCCTTCAAAAGGGTTATTTTCTGAAGGTATGCCAACTTTCTCAGAGCAATTAGTTCCATTCTTGAATATTTGAATAAATGTCGCAGTACTGTTATCAAAAGAAAGTGTTGCTGTGGGTAAATCATCTGTTGGTGGTTCGTAAGTAGAAACACACCCAGACAACACTGCTGTTGTGACAATAGTCGATAACACTTTTATTATATTTTTGTTCATAGATTTTCTGATTTTGGCTTGATGCCTAACGCCCAATTAAGGTATGAGGCACGCAATACCGAAGCCCCAGAATACCACCTTAACCACTAAAACCAACGCATAGTGAAAATACCACACGTTGCGAATCACTCTTAAATTCTTTGTTGTTACTAGCCAAACATTACGTGCATTTTTCACACAAGTGGAAACCATGAGCTTCTTGGTATGTTTCCTCACCACAGTTAGTACAAGGCTTGAAAACTTTCTCCGATTCTGGAACTTCAGTCCTTGAATGGGTATTCTCACCAGAACTAACTGGTTCGACAATTTTCGACTCTGTAAAACGTATAATTGCGTTCCTAGTATCTATTTGGGCTTTAACCATTGCCAAAAAACAGAATGTAACGCCCAGACCAGCTAGTGACATAATGACAGTTAATACACCACCAGAAATTGCAGTCATGCCAGCCATAAAACCAAATTTAAACATACCTAAACCGCCTAAAATGGCTACAGCACCAGATATACACCCTAAACCAGCACCAACTTTTGCCATGCATTTTACCAGCCCGTAATACTGGGGAAGGTCCATATTGTTTTGCATTTTGTTTTCCATTCTATTGTTATTAAAAATTAGTTAGAAAGAAAGGATACACATTAATATGCTACACGCTCAATAGAATACTTGCTGCATATGATTGATAACTTCACAAAATACATAACTTTTCTTCATAACCCGACAACTGTGGCTCATCTAGGTAAGCACGCCCCCCTAGAAAAAACAAAAAGACATCCTCAAAAACCTGAGGGCTGTATAAATCATCAGCATAATTTAGTATCATGGGCTTATCATTTCGATAGGTTCATGGTGTCATATGAGAGTAATTTGCCAGGAGTGTGGCGAGAAAGCCCGTATACAAAAATCAAACCGTATTTCAGCGGGTTATAGCGATTTATATTGTAGTTGTAGTGACCCTGAGTGCGGTCATACCTTCGTGATGAACCTTTCCTTCAGCCATACTCTTAGCCCTTCAGCTAAGACGACTTCTCAGTTGGCTTTTGAAATGGTTAAAGCCTTGGCACCCGATCAGCGCCAAGAGCTAAAACAACAACTTTTGATACCTTAGTTGGGTTTTCTACTTTGGAACCGCAGTGAAAGGAACCTCATCGTCAATTCCCAAACGCCCATCCTTAAATGTACCGCTGATTTCAGTATCAGAAATGTAATCAATCAATATTGTTTGCTGCACATAATTCCCACTGAACGTACCATCTTTAAAATATAAATTAGATCCACCGCCACTTCCTTCTCCTAAAATCATGTACGTATTCTCACCAAATCTCATCGTTATACCTGGACGATCTTTAACAGCCCATTGATACGAACTACGAAGAATATCACGACTTGATTCGGTGATATAATGGCCTAAGGCTGCATACTTAAGTTCACCGTTAGACGTTAGATATACAATTTCTTGTTTTCCATTACCGTCTAGATCTGCAAGTTCAAAAGACTGTACATCCTCATTGGGCAATAGAGTTCTTGGATTTGAAAATGAAAGATTTTTAGCAAATACCGACGCTGATAACAACGACGCCATTGATAAAATTAAGAAGCTTTTTTTCATACTGAATTCCTTTTTTAAACACTAGATTGTGCGGCCAGCACACGATTATCGGCACAATCTAAATCTAAAAAAAACAACAGTCAATAACACCAAGATATTGATACTATTGAAAATAATAAGAGTTTCAACTTTAATCCCATAGAAATATATTTAGCTAGAAATCCCAATCACGTTCGGATCTCATCAGCCATCTCGATTAGCTGCTTAATAGCGGCTAATTTTTCTGGCTTCAACTCTCCTTTTTGATCCGCAACCAATAGACTCATCAAATAAATACCCATATCAGCCCTGCTTTCACCTTCAGTGCTGAGCGCTACAGCATCAATAATGAACCCCATTGCTTGTAAGAATATGTCCTGATTTTTTAATGACATAGCTCTACTCCAAATCAATTTACTGTATAAATATACAGTAATAATGTACGTATTCATACAGTATTGTTATGAAGCGAGATTCATCCCTCAGTTTTACTCACACAACAATCCCTCAAAATGTGACTCTAAATACTGTGCTTGAGTATCCATCCAATAACTCTTTTCGTCGTCATCCACATCCAAAATAGGAGGGCTATCTTCAAATACTGCCTTCCAATAGGCTCGCCGTTCCTGGTGATGAACAAAGCTACTTTCGTAATATGTATCAGCCTCTTGTTTGAGATCAGCTAAATCCAAATCTCTACACTCCATAGACCAACCACGAGCACCAGCAGCCCAGAACAAGAATTCGTCTACTTTAGTTTTTGAGTCATCACCTTCGAACGTCACAGAGAAACGGTTCCCACTGGAGGCATGCACTCCACGTTCACGGATTTCTTGATTTACCTTTTCTGCCTGTTTTTCCAAACGAATAATTCGGCTCTGCATTTTGTCTGTCAGTGACTTCGGTTTGCCTTGTTTCATGGCTATCGCCTTGGCTTTAATCGTTTGGTCTTTTGCCACCTTCAGCTTTGATATTCTGCGCTTTAACGGTTTTTTCCACTGGTCTAGCTTATGGCCAAGCTCTTTAATCACTGCCGTCATGTTGTCCGCTTCAAACGATGCCAAGCACTGCCACTTTGGCGCTCTTGTGCATTTAGATATGCTGTAACGATTTCCCTTTATCAGCCCTTGTGTTGAATCCCCTCCTTTAGCGGCATACCCCACAGCCTTTATGATGTAAGAGCCGGCAGCCTTTGGCTTTTTAATTCGCTCGAGTGTTGCAAATCCATGTCCCCAAATTTTTTCTAGACGTTTTGCCCAGGCACTAAAGAACCTAGGTTCAACATTCCACTTTAAAAGAACATGCACGTGGGGATTGGGCTCACCATCCTCATTCGCAGGACACTCAGCGACCCAAATGTAATGAAAATCTAGCGGTTTTTGGGTTGGGCCAATATTACTCGGCTTACCAATATGTGCCGGCACTTTTTCAGCTTTTAAATCACAATATTTCTGGCCGCTATCTGTATCAACTTGGACTGTATGATCAGCAACCCAACCTCTTTGATACATCTTCTTCATCGCATCAAGAATCCGAGACACCTCTTTGCCCATTGTGGTTTCAATAGTTTTCTCTAGAGTAAACTCAGCTTTCGGCTTGTCTTCCAAGCGGCAGTAATCACCTGCTATCTCACCACCTCCATTCATCAACTTAGTCCGAGGTCTATTGGCAAATGGGACCGTTGAATAAGGCCCACCGATATCCATGACCGGCAACGCCACTCGTTTCTCAGCCGAGCTGCTCGCATATGTCACCATGTTTCTTCGGTAGCGGATAGGATGCCGCGCACCAAGATGCCCGAGATCAGATTCATCGGCCATACCACCAAAAATCGCCAATCGCTGAGCTTTGGTAAACGTCAGAGTGAGGAACGTAGTAAACCCATCATTGCAAATTGCTGAATACGCGGCACTTTCGAAAATCTGCGTAACAGCTCGCTTGGTTAATTTGTCTGTGTATCTATCACCACTGTTTGCTACAGGGGCTTTGCTCGCCGGTGTTTGTGTTATGTGCTGAATTCGATACTGGTTAAAGCATTCACGTTGCTGCAGTTGTACCGATGTGGGAAGGATTTTGGGTTCACAGCGGTTTTCCCTCCCCTTTTCTCGCAGTACAGCAGGCTGATTTCGCTCTGTAGAGCCATAGAGGGAGTCGTGGTTGAAATACGACTCAGGGCTTTGCAACATTTGGGACGGGTTCACCACCTTGTCCAGAAGCCTCAGAGTGCGACGATTTCGCTCAATTCGATGCCTATATTTTTCTGTCTGACTTTTGCGCCCTTTGACAGGCCTAGTGTTTTCGGCGATTCTCGCCGCCGCTTCGCGGTCGTGTCCCGTGCGATGATTGAGCGCTTTAAAGAGATCAGTCGATTTCTTAAGCTCCACTTCTCGCTTAGATTTCTGGTTAAAAACGCGATCGTAAATCGGGATTTTCTTCACCAAACCGGAATCTAGAAGTGCTTGCTCTTGGTCGGTGTAAATTTTGGATACTAAAAAACCAGCGTTAAAGCTGGCATCGTTTCTGCGGATTTTATCGAGGGGCATTACCGCCCCTACGGTATAGAGGAGCTCATTCAATTCCATGCATTAACACTCATCCATGAAGTCTTCTGGTTTGCGGGTGATCTTCAATTGAATTTGGATAGACTCATTGCCCGAAAGCAAAGTACCTAAGAGCACCTCATTATCGGGATGATTACCTTCCAGCATTTCTACTAATAAGGTTTCGATATAACCCGGAGCCTCAGCGGCCACTTTTAACGCTTCGCTCATATCGCCTCCAACTCCTGATTTGTAACCACCATGAACCCACTTTTACCCTCGCCTTTTGAGATCACGCCTTTGTGCAAGTGAGTACATTCAAGCGTTAAGCAAGCTTGATTAACCGCATCGTCCATAGAGTCAAAATCACCTACCTGAACGTTCGCGACCTGTTGAGTCTCTTCGTGGCGAACAATGCCGCCACTTGGGCAAAGAAACACGGCTGAATATTCCATTAGGCCGCCTCCCCTTTTTGATCTTTTAACTCCGCGATGCGCTCAATTAACGTATCTTCCACTTCTAAAAGCTCTTTAAGTGCAGACTCACTATCCAGTAGCACGATTAAATGAAGCTCTTTGGTGCGATTCCCTTCAAAGTGAAAGACCCCGAAGTACTTATGTTTAGTAGAAAACTCAATGCGGAAATCAATCACATCACTGTTCTCAAAAACCAAGTTGTAAATAGAATTGACGGTGTATTGAATAGCGCGTTTGTTCGCGACTTCTTGTGTCTGAGTAATCATGCTTAATCCTTAGCTTATGGTTATGACCAGTTACGTTTGATGCTTCTTGCTCTGCGGTTAATCGCCGTTTTTAACGTTGGGCTCTCCGCTTCTTCGTAATCAGTTCGCAACTTGGAAAGAACACCTTCACGTACTTGAGCTTTCACTTGTTTGAGCATGGCTAAGCCTTTGGCTTTCTGCTCTTGGCTTAGGCTGTATGCAGGTAAATCAGGGCAAGGTCTATGAATTGGGTTAGTCGATTCCATTCGGGCTCTCCTAAGTCAGTCCGGGAATAGCCGAACCATTGGCGACTAAATCCACACTCATGGCTAAGAATGGGGAAACGCCTTTTGTGCGGCTTTCGATATCGTTGATAAGAAGCACAAGGTTGCTAATACCCGCCTGTGCCTTTTGGATGATGATGTGTTTGTTAGTGCGGCTTAGACGGTCATTCCCAGCATGCTCTAAAGCCATGCGGGATAAATCACCCGAGTGCACCGCGTTCTCTAATGCGCGTTTGATGAAAGTCTCTTCACTCGCATCATTGGGGATTTGTGCGGTCACTACGCCGAGGCCAAGCAAAAGGCTATTAAGAATGGTGAAGTTGCCACTAGCTTTGGTAATGAGCACAAGCTCTACATTGGTAAGGATGTGCGGTTGCTCTGGGTTGAGCTTATTACGCAGCATGGTCGCATTCATGCCTACGGCTTTCGCTAACTTGGTCATGTTCTCCGAGTTCGCAAATGCACAGCACGCTTCGTTAAATGCTTTTTGTTTAGAGCCACGGAATTCGCACATTGAGTCAATTTCGTTCATAACCAATACTCAATTGAAGACAAACGGGACGAAAACGAAACCCCAACCAAGAATATTGAGCCACAGCGGACAATACTCTTTGGTTGGCATTAGGGAGGAAAAACGCATAGCGGCCTACCCTAACTTTTCCATCGCTTCACGAGTCGCCATTTCAACTAGGGCGATCATATTGATAAGCGGGGTTTCCTTACCTTTTGCTTTGGTTTTAATAGGTAAGCGACCATCGGCCACCCAATCCATGATGGTACGTTTAGGCATACCAGAGAACTGAGAGTATTGGTCGTAGGTCATGAAAGGCGTATTTAGGACTACTTGATATGAGAGCATAGTGCTATCCTGTTCAGTTATAAGTTGTGTTTATTCGGGTCAAAGAGTTGCAGCTCGCCCGATTTCATTTGGAATTATTGATCGCATATGGAAACATGTCAATTCCCAATTCGTCCGCCAGAGTATGTTGGTGGTAAAGAAGTTATCGAAAGGTTGATGTTGGCCACAAATACCAACTCTAATCAGGCACTGGCTGATGCATTTGATTTACCTAAATCAACTGTTGGTACTTGGAGACATAGAAACTTAGTTCCATACGAAATCGTCATTCGATTGCATCTGGAAACAGGAATCTCAATTAAGTGGCTTACATTAGGTGAAGGTGAGCCGTATGAGAGCTCAGCTGAGTACACTCATTTCTCAAAGAAAAACGAAACAAAAAAGATTTTTGATGCAGATTGCTTTCGTATTGAAGATGGCAAGTTAGTGAATCAAGGAACTTTAGCTTTAGATAGAGCATTCTTGAATGAACTTGATGTTATCAATGTGATGGCAATTAAAGATGGACAGAATACGTTCCTCGTAAATAAAGAATCCCGCCAAGCAGTAAGCGGTACTTACTTAGTAGATATGGACGGCCTACTCTCACTTAACGAAATTCAGCGCCTTCCAGGTAAGAAACTAGCGATTAGCTTCAATGGCTCAACTTTAACCGTCGAGGAAGATGAAGTGAGGGTTGTAGGGCGCGTCGCATTAAAAATGGAGAAGTGCTGACCGCTGAACTCAATCTTTGAGCTCGCTCGCAGTCAACGTAGTTAACGGTATCGTTCAAACCTAGTTGGGTTATTTTACCCCTGTCCTATCGGGGGATGGACGTTAACACTTTTGCTTGCAAACTCAAAAAGGCTGCCATTTGGCAGCCTTTTTTCTCAGGTTTCGAAGCTGTATACCTATTCTGTTAAAGGCCCCTAAAAACTTTTAAGGCTAATGTTCTATGGCGTTTCTGTCACATTAGAAAATGTATTTTGAGGCCCTAAATAGTTGCCTCATCTATTATTCTTTAGCTTTCACCCACTTTATGACGCTCACATCAATAATGTTTCCACTATACCTGCGGCTTATAGATTTTAACCACGCGTCACGGTCATCTTTTGCTGTTACAAGGGATGCTTTAAAAATTGCTCTCCTCTTTTTATCGCTGACCTCATTAAGGTTACCCCTAATACGCCTAAATTCAGCTAGATTAGATGACTCAATTATGTGGTCAGCATAAGCTTCGTGATGCAGTGAACCTGCAACATAATCAGCAATAACTGCTGACTTTAGAAAATTCGTATTTCTTCGAAAATACTCTGCCAACCAAAAACGAACAAAAGGCAAATCCGCATAACCATTACTCTGAACCAAGTCTTCAAATTTACTAACATTCAATTCAATGTATCTATCATTTGTAACTTTATCTAGATACAAAACAACATCATTGATAACAGGACAGAAGTACTCAAAGTTTTCAATAATAAATTTTGACACTGAGCGAATTCTATATTTTCGACACTGTCGGAGTATATGTCTTGCAACTCCAAGGTCTAGCTTTTTTAGGGCAAGTAACTTTTGGCACATAGAGAACATGACAGTAGGTCTAATTTCTTTCTCAGATGGTAATTCAGGTTCTTCCTCATACGTTTGATAAGCCCCTTGAGGCTCCATAATCTCTGCTAAAGTTTGGTGTATATGCGACTTTTCAACATTCTCTGGACTCTTCAAGTAATTATCGACAAAGTTAGACTTAGAGATAATTTCTGTCTTCGAAGAGGATAAGTTTAGCCTATGATTTTCAAATAGATACTTGGTTAACTTATCTAAAAAGCTAATCAAATCACTCTTAGAGTTAGCGAAAATTCTAAAGTCATCAACGTAGCGAGTGTGTTTAAAACCACTATTACAAATGAATTCATCCACGTCTATCATTAGAGCCTCAGCCATGATAATACTTGCAGCAGGACCTACTGGTATACCCTTAGTGGGTGATCCATTAATGGCTAGTAGAAAATCTTCGATACTCTCTGCCACAGATTCAAAACCTATATCTAGAGCGCTGATAGCATTCCTTAGTCTATGTACATAGATTTGGTTGTAGAAGTCACTAATATCGGTAATCAACACTTGTTCATATGTATTATTAAGTTCAGAGCATTTTTCAAGGAAGTCTTTATAGCCAGTACCGTTCTTGAAAAATGTTCCGGTGTTTTTATCTATTGAAACACGATATGAACATGCTACTTGTTCCGAGGAATCGAACCTATTCTGTTCGATTTTTTCCGAGATCATAAATGTCAGGGCGGTATAAACTATGGATGAAATAGGGTCAATTTGATGGACGACGCGAAATGTGCCACTTGGTTTCGGTGAACATAATATCGTTGGGTCTTCCATTAATAATTGGTCTAAATCAGTTGTAGTTAAGTAAGTCTTTACATCACCCCAATTATGCCATAAGGCCAAGTACTCAAATGGCTTAGGAAAAAAGTCTGAATCATAAAACTTCGTTATATGTGTTTTTGCGAATTCAACCGCATCATTTGTTAATTTCATTATTACTTCTCTAACGAACTGAAATAAATTTATTACTGAGGCATTTAGGGATGGGCAACAAAATACCGATACTACCAAAAGCCATTTTAAACAGTTAAGTCAACTCACAGTCATGGTGGTAGGTGTTGGGTATCAATCTAAGAAAGTTTATTAAATGCTATGCGTCTTTAAAGTTTGCCTTATTTTGTGTTTGCAACTCTGCAACAGGCTTAGCTCTTCGATATAATGCAAGCAACATTTTTAGTTGAACTAGTTCATCACCTTTGGAAAGTTTGTGAAGCGCTTTGACCTGCTTTGGATTTAGTTTGAATGTTTCATGTAATTCTAAAACTGATTCTTTAACAAAAGTAATTTCGTTCCTCAATTGCTCTGCTTTCAAATCCTTGATCTTTAACTGAGTGAGTTTTCGCTTTTGATATTGAGAATAAATGACATGGTACGTACCTGCTGCGCTTGTAATTGCACCTGCTAGAGCACTAACAATGATGCTAATATCTTTAGCTACCTCAGTTAAAAGCGTAAGTTCAATATAGCCAGGGGAGGCATACTGAATACGATTCACCACGGGCTGATCATCATGGTTAACAAACTTCCCAACGATACTGAAAAAACCAACAACGCTTCCACCACCAAGCCAAGGCATCCTCTCAAATTCAAGGTTGGAGAGCTTTCCTTCATCGATCGCTCGTAAAGCATGAAAAAAGCCATAAAGCTGCTGATATTCTTTAGTAAGAACTGTAAAATCTTCTAACTTCCAACGTTCATCCAACAATATGATTGATTGACCTTTGTTCATTAATTACTCCTAGATGCATAACGCTTATTACACAGCTATTAACCTAATTTTATCCGCATATTGTGCAGTTTTTTGTCTCTCATCTCAACAGACAAACCTCATACTTTCAATAATATAAATTAATTGCATAAACAATGGTTTGGATATAGAAACCTTTGAACTAAAATGATTTGACTAATAATTCACCTCGGAATGCCATCGAGATGGAAACTGGTTATCCAATAATGGCGTACTCTAACTATATTTGGTAATGCCTGACTTGGTCACCCTTTAGGCTGAGTGTTTAAAACACTCACCGAAAGTTCTTGTAACTTCTTGATAAACACATCCCAATTGTAACCAGCTACACCGCCAATAGCTAAGTAACCAAGAGTTGCACTTTCTGGGCTCTTATCACCACTAATATCCCCTGCTAGTACAAATAGACCGGCTTGAATCAAAGAAAAAACCAATATGCCGACTATGAGTGCAAGCACAGGAAGAAAAAAGTATCCCCATGAATGATCAAGCTCAAACGACTTTTCAATAGCCTTATAACGATGAAAGGAGGTTAACCCTAATAGAGCACTTCCTAGTAATGAACCGATGATTGTGAACAACAGAAAGTAAATAACCTGGGGGAACTGTGTATCCTCTCCCCATAGCCATGTGATTGATGAGAAATTGTTTAACCAACCATCAAATAACAACCAAATAGCTCCTATTGCATAAGCAAAGGTATATAGAGAAACAGCAACAACGACTATGTTTTCAGTTTTCTTTTTGTTTAACACTCACTTCCCCTATGTCAAAAAAATCAATTAATATGCAGCAATATGCGATACAGCACTTAGCATTACAAACTGTTGCATGATAGCATTTTGTCAATGATATATGGCATTAAAGTCCGCCTTTGCAGTGCAATTAAAAGACAAAAGATTTAAAATGAGTGATAACGGAACTGAATATATTTGGCCAACTAACTTCCCGGAAGGAATTCCTGATCCCGAGCAAACAGTACCAGCTGAAGGTATGGTTTATCGATTGGCAAGAACATTCCCACCAACACCTGTAGATTTTGTCCCTCACAGAGAAGAAAAACTCAACTATCGTTATAGTAAAGATGAGATCCCATTATCATATGGAGTCTCTTTGTGGACAAAGCTTGATAAAATTAAACGAGTTGCTAGAAATTATCCATGCCCTGAACAGTTTGGAAGTTGGCACACTGTAGCAGGGAACTTATGCTCAACACTCGGTGTTATACCCAAAGAGCTGGCTGTGAATGGACATGTAACATTATGGATGCAGGAAGGAGCTAAACCTCACGAGCATATAAGCCAAAGGGTGGACGAATAATGGAGATTTTACCAAACGACACATATTTGGGGCGATTAAGATTCTTTGAAATTTACGATCAGTTTTACGGTCCAAAGTGTTTCTCTGTAAAAGATGAATTAGAGCATCTGCATTTAGTCTATTGGAGTGGTGATTACGATAACAACACATGTACTAAATGGGTTTATGCCCCTGTATCTACTGCAATCTTAGATGAGCTACTTCGTGAAGAGCGAACTTTTCATAGCGTGTTTCACAACTCAAAACGCTTGAAACTTATATCGACCTTTGATGAAAGTAGTGAAAAGTCAACGTCTATCGAAGACCTCACGGAACTTAATCTCGCTGAAGTGAACCTCCCGCCGGAAGATTTTTCTATTGATTTAGAAGAAGTGCAGTCAATAGATCCAGAATCTAATTGGGACTTTAATTTACGCATAGCCAAGCGTACTGGCCGTAACTCTCCAAGTGATGATGCTGTATCCAAGGTTCTTACCGCCTTTGGAGACATTATTAAGCTCCTTATGAAGGATGAAAATCACACAAAACCAGGAGTCTTCCCATTATCTGCACAATATAGTTCTTTTAATGTAAAACTTGGTTCTAGTAACCAAGAAAGAGCAGCTGTCGCAATTGAGCTGCTTGAAAGTATTCTTGCAGATGAAATAACTATTGTAGACAAACTTGAAGAACTTGAAGTCGACCCATATCGTCTTAAAGACCTACTCGATGTTGTTAGCCTTGACAGTCTTGAATTAACACTGAAGTCAAAAACATCAGATACTTTGAAAAAGCCAATACGTATTGGCTCAGCTAGCCTATTACCTGTAATTAAAAAGCTTGAAGAAAGCACCAAAACATTTATCGACTCAACTAAGGTTCCACAAGCTAATTGTCTGGAACGTGTGATAAGAGTAGTAGAACATAGGATAGATGGTGGTGAGCTCAAACATGAGTTGATCGAAGGCATCACCTCTAACCGTCAAGTGCAATATCATATTCACGCAGCTAAATGTTTAGGGCTTCTTAATTCAAATAACACTGTTACCACAGCTGGACGTGTTCTAGCTCATAAAAGCAATGATATTGCAAAGTATCAATACCTTGCCGATAGACTTGAATCTAGCGATTTTGGTTGGGCATGGATGAAATGGGCAGGAATTTCGAGTATTGAAGAACTTGACCCAATGACAGCTGAACAGTTCGTAAAAGAAAGGGTTAAAGGCTTAAGAGGGACAAGTATCGCAAGACGAGCAAGCAGTTTAGCTAGTTGGGTGACGACTTTGAAAGAATACCATCGAGGCTATAACGAAGTTGGAAAGCCCCCTGAGTAACAAAAAAGGAGCCGAATGGCTCCTTTTTACTTCATATTACTATTCTTTAATTTTCTAATAAGTCTGAATTGAAATTGGCTAGGGCAATCAAACTAGTCAAAACAATCCAAACACATTGTTTTTCCTATCCTGTTCAGAACCTTCTACCTGGTGATGCTTGGGTTGCCCATCAAAAAGTAAAATGTACAACTTCCTGTCTTGATACGTCCCTACTACATAGTGATCTTTCTGTATCACATACTCGATTACTTCGGCGTCTAAGTCGGTACACAAGTATTTAATATCAATCAGCTTCACCTTTCGTAAACCCACTACGTTCTCTGCTTCAATAAATCCGCCAAACGGGGCGCGAAACACATTCCCCATCTTTAACAGCGCGGATACTTCGCCCTTATTCTTTTTGCTTAAGTCCAATGGGCCAGCGCTGTTCATCTTGATAGCACTGTAGCCTGCGCTCACATGAATGGATTGAAACATAGTAAAACCTGATTAAATTTCAATGTGTTGAGACATACATCGAGCTTGTGCTTGTTGTGCGACATAAAACATTGTTCTACGTTTAAGCTCGAAATATACTGTTTTTATATACAGTTATTTTAGGCTTAATCATGTCAGTACGCAATTTGAAAGATGGATCGACCAAACCTTGGATCTGCGAATGCTACCCAAACGGGCGAGCAGGAAAACGGGTTCGTAAAAAGTTCGCGACTAAGGGTGAAGCCAAGGCTTTTGAGCTTCACACGATGAAGGAGATTGACGATAAGCCATGGATGGGTATTAAACCGGATAACCGAAGAATGAGTGAGCTTTTGGAAAATTGGTGGACCATCCATGGCCATACTCTAAAGTCAGGCAAGCAAGCCAAAGATCTCATATCCAAAACAATTGAAGAGTTAGGTAACCCAATTGCCTGCCAGTTTAAAGAACGAGACTACCTGACGTATCGAGCAGCTCGAGTCCCCTACAGGGGCAAAAATAAATCCATCGAGATATCCCCAACCACACACAACCTTGAACTGATTTATCTAAAGGGCATGTTCAAGAAGCTGATTAAGTACAATCAGTGGAAATATCCCAACCCGCTTGAAGCAATCGAGCCGATCAAAACCAGTGATAAGCACCTTGCCTATCTAACCAAGCCACAAATCGACGAGTTCTTTGATGAATTGCAGAACTGCAAGCGAGTTATCAAGGTATCAATCCCGCAAATCATTGTCATCGCGAAAATTTGTTTGGCCACTGGTGCACGGATCAGTGAGGCACTCACTCTAACTCGCGCTCAAATAACCGAGTTCAAATTGACTTACACAGAGACAAAAGGGAAAAGGAATCGCAGTGTGCCTATCTCACCATCTTTGTATCAAGAGATATTAGATATAGCGGTGAGCGACCATGAAATATTTAACACCAGTTACAAAGATGCTTGGCGTTACATAAAAAGAGCCTTGCCTGAGCACGTTCCGAATGGGCAAGCGACCCATGTTCTACGGCATACTTTTGCTTCGCATTTTATGATGAATAAAGGGGATATCTTAGTGCTGCAGCGTATTCTTGGCCACACAAAAATCGAGCAGACAATGGCGTATTCTCATTTTGCCCCAGAGCATTTGATGCAGGCTGTTCACCTCAATCCTTTAGAGAATTAGTGGCGACAAAATGGCGGCAGCCACTGTAAAAGAGCGTTATTTAGCGGTTTTAGACGTAAAAAAGGCGACAATTTACATTGTCGCCTTTTGCAAATCAGAGCCTAATTTAGA